TATCCCATACAGTTTTAAGTTCCTCTAAGTCCATTGACATCATAGCTTGTATGGTATCGTTTATCTCAGCAAGTTTATATCCCTGCTCTTTAAGTAGGCTTACATACTTTCGAGGTCTGCCGTTTGGGTTTCCTGATTGTCCTGGTTTGTATGGTATCAAATGTTCTTTGCTCATTCTGTTACGCTTCTGTTTTAACATAAGGTTGACCATTCCTTTTAACTTCTAATGTTGGGTCAAGTTTAATCATTCTGTCCACAATAACCTGGCAATACTTTGGATCAAGTTCCATTCCATAACACTTCCTTTTTAATTGATGTGAAGCAACCATTGTTGAACCTGAACCTGTAAATAATTCAAATATTAGATTTCCTGTTTTACTGCTGTTTTTTAATGCAATTTCAATTAATGCTATAGGTTTTGTTGTTGGATGCAATTCGCTTTTAGTAGGTCTGTCAATATCCCACACATCTGATTGCTTTCTATCAATTAAAGGACATAATCTTGGTGCGCCATCTAACCATCCGTACCAAATTGGTTCATATTTAGTGTGATAATCTTTTCTACTCATAACTAAATGTGATTTATTCCAAATAATAGTGCTACTCCAGTGATAATCATTTTCATGCAATGCTAACATTAGATTACCCCATTCTTGTGCTGACATAACAACATAAGTTGGACATCCCTTTTTTGAGTGCATTGCCATCATTGCAAAAGCAGAACCCATAAAGTCTTTAAAATCTGAAGTAGACATTGAGTCATTTAAAATTGTTCGAGGTTTATAACCCATTGGGTTTCCTTCTTTTACTGCTCCATAATTTACATTCCAAGGAGGGTCTGTAAATACCATATCTGCCTTTTGACCATTCATTAGCTTTGCCACTTGGTCGCTATCCGTACTATCTCCACAAAGCAATCTGTGTTCTCCTATCTCAAATAAATCTCCTAATACTATGTCGGTTTCTATTCCCCCGTCTGGAACTGCAAACTCATCTTCCTGAGCTTCTATAACTTCGGCATCAAAGCCTGGTATATCTAAACCCCAATCTTGTAGCTGCTCTGCATCCCAGTTATTAGCTAAATCGTTCCAATCCCATTCGCCATAGCCTACGTTATCTTTAACTATAAATTCCTTTTGCTGCTGCTCTGTTAGTTCACTTGCTTTAATAATAGGTATTTCTTTAAGTCCTGCTTCCTTACAAGCCTTTAATCTCATATTGCCACCAAGCACAACCATATCGTCATTAACTACAATAGGTCTAAGTTTTAGCATTTGTGGGAACTCGTTAATTGATTTTACGAGCTTTGCAAACTTATCGTCCTTGATTATTCTGGGATTGTTTGGGTTTGCTTTTACTGTGTTGATTGGTACGTTTTGTATCATAGTATTCCGTTTATTATATCGTTAGCTTCGTCTATTGCATCTTCTTGGTCTAAGTAAGTATCTACGTCTGCTATATGCTTATTGATTAAAGTTTCTGCCATAGCATAAGTATAATGTCCTATCGTGGTCATATCGTCTCCGTCTTTGCCAGTTTTACATACTGCTAAGAAATATACTTTATGTGTAAGAAGTAACCATATAGCTCTTAATTTTCTCATCTTCCTTGCCCTCTATATGCTTTTTCTCTTGGCGTGTGCTTGTTATAGGACTTCTTTGCAGAACCTCTTTTGCGTTTGCCAAAGCTAATTTTGTTCTTATTCTCGTTACCCTTTGCCATAATTTTTTGCGTGTATGTCTTTTAGAAACTCTTTATATTGTTTTTTGTCTCCGTATTCTATGTGGCACTTCCTACAAAGTCCCATTAGGTTTTCTATTACATCTGCCTTTTTATTGCCACCCATTCCCCTCGCCTCAATATGATGCACATCTACTGCCTGTGCGCCACACACTTCACAGGGGATAAAGTCCGTTGTTTTATAACCCATCCCCTGCAAATAAATTTGCGTGTGTTTCTGCATAGTTTCCCCATTAAATTTTCCGTTGATTAATAATTAAAAAATTTAAGTATGCAAATTATTTTTTGTCTATTTCCTTTAGTTTATTAATCGCCCATTCAACACCAGAAGTTCCACCCCAAGCGTCCCACATTAAACCGCCACAACCTTCGCTATAAGGAACGTCTTTATGTTGCTGATGTCTTTTAAAGGAAGCCATACGAGCAATCGTATCTCTACTAATTGGCTCACGATTTGCCAACTGTCTTGCTCTTGCTTTACCTGTTGCTTCACCGCAAGAACCCCAACCATTTTTCTCAGCCCATTCTATTGCCCTCTTTGCGTTGTTAGTTGCTGACTCAGGATAGTCGGTATAGCTTTCAGCAAATTTACCACCTGCAAGAATAGCTTTCCAAACCTTCATAGCTTTTTCCTCGGTATCGTAAATGCAAGACCCGTTTCCAATCCGGTATTTGCCATTAGAGGCGCACTTTATTACTGGCATAGTTTACTATAAATATACTTTCGGTCTAAATTTATCTCGTCAAAGTTATACTTCTTTTGGCAGAACTCAAATAACTTTTGTCCGCTTTCCTTTCGCATATCCGCATCACTTACTAAATCTTTGATGTGTTTGTACCAATCCTTCTGACTTTTAACGTAATGTACTGGCATATCTAAATAAGGGTTAACATAGCTAACTATGGCAGGGTTCTTTTTAGCAGCCGTTTCTAATACCTTTAGATTTGACTTCATAGCGTTGAACTTGTTATCTACAAGTGGGATAACTGAAATGTCTGAGTCCGTATAAGCACCCATATATTCTGTAACCCTTGCATAGTTATAGATCGTGGGATTAAGCTTTAGTCCGCAAGTAAAAGCATCAATCATTTTATCCCATATAGGTTTCTCCCCGTCATTGTAACCTGCTATAACAGTTCTAATATTCATACCTTGTAACCTTTTAAAAGGTTGCCTTAGTATTTCAATATCCCTTTCGTGCGTTCCGCTACCTGACCAAAACAATCTAACCTTGTAATCTTCGGTCTTGTTATCCTGGAACTGCTCTTGCCCGTAGGGTAAAGCGTTTGGTAATATGTGAACGTTCTTATTGTATATGTTTATCTCACTTGCTAACCTTTCGTGAGTGCAGGTGCATAGGTCTGCTATCTTTAAGTAATCGGTAATTAGTTTAGGTATATTGTTAAGCTTATATCTTAAATACAATAAATGGCTTTCGTTTAGTTCCCAATGGTCATCGTTATCCACTACTAACTTAAAGCCGTACTTGGTTCGCCAGGTGTCCATTTGCTTGGCATCTATCTCATTAAGCATTCTATTCATTAACACAATATCCCAACCTTGCTCTAATAACTCGTCATTAAGTACATCTGTTATAAGTGCGTACTCTTTTTCTAAGTGTACTATCGGCATCATAATTCTATGCAGTCCTACACCTGAGTTGGCAGAAGTTATACAAAGTATTCGCATCTTATATTCTTTTGGTTGTGATATATGTCTTGGTATTTTTCCCATACGCTTTGCGCCCTTGCCAAGCTTTCGTCTTTCATTCGTCTGTAATCTGTTCCATTACCGACATCGTGTCCTATGTGTTCTGACCTCATATCCGGAAGGTAGTAATTAGTAAAGCCTGATATTGTTGCTCGTTCTCCGTAATCTCTGTCTTGCATTCCGTATGGATCGTACTCAGTATTGTAACCGCCAACCGCATCTATAAGTTCACGGGTAATAAAGTTATCGCCAAAAGGTGTATGCGTTTTATGTACCCCGTCTACTATTGGTGGCAAATCTTCTACACAATGTATACCAATAATGCCAGTTTTTGACACACGTTGAGAAAACATAACCCATTTTGACAACCAATTCTCAGGAAGTAATATATCATTTGCTAACAAACAAACCGCATCATAGTTCTGCGTTATGCGTAACCCTGCATTAACCCCGGCTGCTATGCCTCTCTTTTCTTTTGATAAGTCATAACCAGTAAAAGGGTAGTTAAAAGTTTCGTGCGTGTCGCTTCCGTTATCTATTAAGAAGCAGTCCGCATTGTAACCAGAGTTAAAAAAGTTTTGTTTAATTACACGCTGAGTTAAATCGTGTCTGTTTTGTGCAAGTAATAAAATAGCTACTTTCATTATCTTATGTTTGAGCCGATTTCCCTTGCCGGTACTCCTGCATATTTAGTATTTGGTTTTGCATCTCCTTTTAAGAAGGCACTTGCTCCTATCATACAATTTTCTCCTACGTTTGCAAATTGATGCAGAACTGCGTTAAGTCCTATATTAGCACCATTATCTACAATAGAATGCCCACCTATTTTTGCTCCACAACTTATTGTTACATTATCTAAGATTGTGCAATCGTGTCCTATGTGTGCGTGTTTCATTATAAAACAATTATTGCCAATAAAAGTATCAATCTCAGTTCCTGCGTCTATTGTTACAAGTCCTGTAATAACATTGTTATCGCCTATGTATACTTTTCCTTTTTCTTTATTCCAGAACTTTTTATGCTCTGCTTTGTCTCCGATAATACAATAAGCACCAATGTAGTTTCCGTCTCCGATAATTACGTTATCGCCAATGATAGCAGTGGGGTGGATTAAGTTAGCCATAGTTAAGTAGTACAAGCGCAGTCATACGCAGGGTTTATGTTATCTAAATCAAATTCCTTAAACAAATTATTTTGTGATATACTTTTAAGCGTTTCTATTGTTACGCCATTAAAGTAAGTATACTTGCTATTTTTTTCGTCATTGATCCATTCGTCTGCAAGTTCTGGGAACTCCCTTAATATTGCTAAGATAGCGTTTTTACCTTTCATAAAACACAAAGTACAGTTCCCTAATATAGAAGGTATTTCCAAAGTGTAAGGCTTTTTGCTCCAATACTCATTTACCATTTGCTTTGTAATTTTGCTTTCAAACAAAGGGAACTTATCGTGTACCTTCTTAAATCTTTGAGTGCGTCTGCTAACTCGCATTGGTTCGTCATATCTAAAGCCTACCAGGTTTTCAAATTCTCTTACCCCTATGCTTCTCAAATATCTTTTAGCCGTTTTAATCTTTAGTTCTATTGTGCAGAACCTTTTAAACTGATTAGGTAAAGCTTTATGCTTTTTTAACATTCCGGTAAAGCCACCTTCGTAACTTATTCTTGTTACAGGTATGTTTTCAAATGCTTCAAAGTCATTAATAAATTTATAGGTCTTAGGGTGTTCCCTCATAGTATCGCAAAACAATACTATGTCTCCTGGCTTATATTCTTG